CAAACTGAAAGGCAAAAAGAAATGTATATCAAAACACTGTGGCGGCATCTTAATGTTTACAAGGCAATTACCAAAATCTTTAATATCACAAACAAATCAAATACTGTTAGACAAGAACGAAGTAGAGGATCTAGAACATCTCAAAGTAGACATATTGGCCAACAGAGGACTCAGTCAACTGTTGGACATAGACCCGATAACAAAATTATACGAGTATCCAGAGATAGACGAGGCTACTTCGTCTTTGTTGAGTCGGGGCGACGTGTTGGGAGTCACCCAAGGCGAATCACCCGCCATGAGAAGATTGTTTAGAGCCATACGACCAAAATCAATGAGAGACTGTGTATTTGCCACAGCACTGATTAGGCCAGTGGCCATGCAAGGTAGACGCAAAGCATCTTTCTTCAACGACTGGACTGCTGACAGAGTATCAGACGTTGTGGTATGTGAAGATGATGCTATCATACAGATAGCACAGTTGATTGGATGCAACTACTATGAAGCAGACATGTATCGCAGAGCATTTGCCAAGAAGAATGAAGAACGTGTGATGGAGTTTATGACCAAGTTAGGTGATCATCCACGCAAAGACGAAGTGTTTGCAACACTGCAAGAGTTAAGTGGCTTTGGGTTGTGCAAGGCTCATGCTGTAAACTTGGGTAGACTGATATGGGCATTAGCATACCAGAAAGCACACAACCAAAAAGGATTCTGGAATGCCGCACTTAAACACTGTCATGGTTCTTATAAGAAATGGGTATACAAGACAGAAGCCAAACGTGCTGGCTTGACTCCTGTTACTGTGTCTAAATCTGATCAGTTTGATGATCCTGCGTGGCAATACAAAAAGTATGGTTGGTGGTCCGCAGATAAATTCTTACCAGGTTTCTATACAAGATCATTATATCTGGATCGCATAGAGTTTGCTGGACTAGTTGCTAATGGCAGAGTGTATAAGAGCGGAAATAAAAAGTATGTGACCTTTGTAACACTAGGCGTAGACAACGGTTACTATGTAGATTGCACAATCAATAAACCATTTGCCTATTCAGACACAGACGTTATACGTGGTATAGGCAAAATAAAACATCTAAACAATTCTGATTATATCGAAGTTATTGAATGTGAAAGTTTAAAGATAGATCAGTTTTACAATTAATTGTCTTTGTTCATGTTAGCAATCAACTGCTTAATTTTTGACGATTCGATCTCCGCTTTAACTTTGCCAACATCATCACCTTGTGCTTTGTGTTCTTCTTTTGGTTCTTCTGATACTGTAGAAGTTCTTTTCAAGTTTTGATATATGCTTGGTGCTTGTTTCTTAAATGATTGGTATTCTTCATCCTCTGCCAAGTCATGTATTCTCAGTGTGTCAATGTTAAATTCTAAATCAACTTTGTGTCCAACACCAGAACTTGATCTAGTTTTCATAAACTGTATCTGATACTTGCCACGTTCTCTCATTGCTCTGCTGGTAAAGATACCAATCACGTTGTCTGCTGTTTGTATCTTAGACAGTCCGCCACTGATATGTGAATGATCAAACTCTATCTCTTCAACAGATGCTCTGTTCAACTGCGAAGCAGTAATCATCACACAGTTCAAATCTACAGCCAAGTTTCTAAGTTCTTCAGACACATACTTGTCTTTCACAAACAAGTCTGATGGAGATACACGTTTGTTGATTGGCATTAGTAAATCTAAATAATCAATCAGTATTACATCGCACTTGACATTGTGTTGTATTTCAAACTCTTTGATGTATGCCCTCACATCAATTGCTGTGCTACCCGATTGTATATATTTGATACGCAACTTGCCTGACTCTTTAGCTTTCATCTTAACTTTAAGATCAACTGTATCCAGGTCTTTGTAGATGTCTCTGGTGTTTGTATCTGTCATCATTGCATCTATTCTCATGGCAGTCAAGTTCTCACTTAACTCTAATGTTACATACACAGCATTTAACCCTTGCTCAACATAGTTGCATGCCAAGTTCTGTAAGAACAAACTCTTACCAGCACCAGAGCCGCCTGCAAATATATTCAACTCACCTCTATTAAATCCGCCAAACAGTTTCTTATCAAAGTTTTTCCAGCCTGTTGCCATTACACCGTTGTTGTCTTTAAGTGCTTGTAGTCTTGCTTTAGGGTCTGCAAAGTAGTCAGTACCCATATCTCTAGTCAAGCCAATCTGTACCGCTTCTTTGATCATGCCTTCCACAGAACCATATTCACCTTTTTCTAACATGTCTGCAGACTTCAGTATTGCTGATTCTAATTCTTTATGTCTAGAAAATGCTTCATACTCGTCTAAAAACCACTCAAAATGTTTTGGATCAATATCTGATGCACTTAATAAATTAGACCCAGTCTTTGCATTGACCATTTCAACTTCGGGCAATGTTTTATATTCTTGTGCATACTCATGAATAAACTTAGCCGCTTCACGCAATTCAGCATCATAATGTCTATAGAAGAAAATGTTTTGTGCTCTTACAAACGACTCTGCGTCTGCAAGAAACATTTCTAAAAATAGTTTTTGTAAGTCTCTAGTATATTCCACAGTTTATATTATATTACATTCCAATGACTCTGTCATTCGGATAATTGGTTATTAATAATTCTTTTCTTTCTTTTTGATCTTTCATATATGTACCTGTACTTCTCATGGTGTACTGCAAATCCCATTCCATCAATGTGAATGTGTCAAACAGATCAGTTATAGTTTGGTTTGAATTGTATGTTATCATAAAATTTGCTGTCAATTTTTTAATGTCCTCTGCAAATTTATCGTGACTAAATCCTTTGTGTTGTGCTCCGTCACGCCCATATAGATTTGCTTTTATATCATATGGAGGATCTAGAAACACGAAGTCGCCTTCTAGATCATGTGCTCCCCAATTTGCTTTGAGTACATTAGAATAATCTATGTTTGTTATTTTCCAATCTTTAATAATTTTTTGATAGTATACAAGATTTTTAATATTGTTAATTGTAAAGTTACCATCATATGCTTGTTTAGAAAATGAACTAGACTCAGTAAGACCAGAAAAAGAACATTTGTTAAGTATAAAAAAACAAACACCAACAGTGTATTCGTCACCTGTAATAATAAGTCGTTTTGCATCGTTGTACATTCTTTTTTGGTCATCTATAGAATTATATGTTGATGCTTTTACTTTGAGTAAATCCAATGCCATTCTACTGCCCTGGTCTTTTAGATTTTTCCAAAATGCAACTAAGGGATAGTATGAATCATTTATCCACACAGGCACCCATGGATAATTTTTTGTGATGTACAAAGCCATAGAGCCACCGCCCACAAACGGGTCACGATATGCAGAAACTCTTTCTGGTAATAGTGTGCCTAGATAGTTTACTGCTCGAGATTTGCCACCAGGATATCTCAGTGGTGTTTTAAGTGAGCCATAATTTTTCATGTAATTTTATCTTTGTTTTATTTGTGTGTTTATGTTTTAATATGGCCTGCATAGTCAATACTTTACCATATCGCAACACTGCATTATTAATATCTTTTACATCATCTTGCCATGGCGGCATGCTCACAGACCAATTGTATTCAATTGCTTGATCGATCAGTTTGGTACCTGCCTTGTCTCTGTCTGGTACAACAATTACTTCTCTGTTCAAAGAATCAATTTGCAGTTTTTGTTTATGTGCAATCTCTGAACCAAGTATAGCAACACTGTCTAGCACAATGGCATCAAATATGCCTTCAACTACAATTACAAACCTGCGTGACCAATGTTGATTGTCCATGTTGAATACTGTTCCTGGTTGCACGTTTGCAAAATATTTTGGTCTTGTGTTTGCACTTATAGCTCTCGCAACAAACCCAATTGGTTTGTGTTGCCATGTAACAGGAACAATCACTCTGTCACGCTGTGATGGAGCAGTAAAAAATAAACTATCTGTAACGCTGATGCCACGTGATTGTAGATAGTTCACACAGTCTGGTTGTTGTTGTATTACCACAGCATCATCCGGCACTTTTACAGTATCAAACTTTATCTCATTATCTAATGTTCGTTGTGCAATTTCCCCTTCACTTGCATGTCCCATGGCCTGCATACTAAGTTTTCCTATTTCACTCATTGGTATATTGATCCATTGCATCAACTGTCTAAAACGTCTGTTCAAATATCTACCTGGTGTGTAGTTGGCTTTCCATCCACAGTTGAAACAGTGATACTGAATACCACCGTCTGGTAAAAACATCATGCCTCCACGCATTCTGTTATCAGCTGATTCATTATTATGCACACAACAAGGAGCATTGAATGAAGTCCATCCACTGGGTGTTTTCTTTCGCTTAGACGGAAGATGTGACTCTACTGCTTGTTTGAGTTCAGGAAACATATGTACAGTATAAACTATTTTTTACGTTTGTCAAAGACTGTTCTGGGATTGTGGAGTACTCCACGCACACTCTCATAAGCTCGCCAACTGCTTAAAAATATCAAACTCCATGCTCCGGTTACCATACCTAGATAAAAAAATAATGGCTGTGTAAAAATGGTAATCCAAAATCCTGTGTTACGTTCATTATTTGTTTTACCGGATATTAAATGAAGTGCAGTCATTGATGCGATTACGCAAAGAGTGTTAATCCAAAACATTGGATCATTTACAAATTCACTCATTAATGATTGCTTGTGCTTGTTCTACTTTGTGTTTAACAATAACACCCGTGGTAAGTTGTGTAGCACCCTCTAGATTTGCTATATCAACAATCTCT